TCTTTTTTTCTTTAATGCTAATGGTAATAACAAAATACCAACTGCAAATGCAAATCTAATAACTCCAAATGAACTCCATAATTGAAGCATTCCCATTTTAACAAATACTCCAAATGCAATACATAATAATAGTGAAAGTCCTGTTCCTATTTTCTTATTTCCTACTTCATGAAGTGCTACTGCAATACTATCTATTGTTGATGTAGTTACTCCAAGAACTGCTACTAATAGAATAATATGCATTGGTAGTGTAAATTTAAAGAAAGCCATTCCTAATATTAACAGCATATAAAGTCCAAATAAAAATGCTCCTAAATAATAACCTTTTTTACTTTCATCTGCTTCTGCTCTTTGCCAATGTTGTACATCTCCAATAGGTCCAGCAAATAAAATAAGTCCAGACCATACTCCCCATAGCACACCACTCATGCTAGTTGGTGCAAATGCTTGTAATGGGGCTTTTGTAAATATTCCAACTGATATAATTACGATTATTGATACAATAGCAATGATCCATTGATATACATCTGTTTTAACTGATGTTGGTAGTCCTTTTTTGTAAACAATTAAAGTAAAGAAAAATCCTAATGCTATTGTTATCAAATATGCTGCAGTTGTACTACCTGTAATAATTAAAAATTGTTGATTGATAAAATTCAACTGAACTAATAAGCAAAATAATTGAATTATTAATGCTATTACTTTTACTTCTTTTCTATTATAAGTTTCTGGACTAATTTTTTTATTGTTATATAGCCATCCAAATAATGCAAGTGTTAAGGTATTACAAACAGCCCATATAATCCATGCGATTATACCTTTCTCTTGAGCTATTTGTTGTCCCATGATTAAAGATGTTCCCCAAGCCCAACTTGCAGCACTTGAAGCACCTATTCTTTTAAAACTTAAGTTCTTATTTGTCATTTTTATCTCACTCTCATTTTCAAGCCATCACATGATGCTTTTATTTAATTTAAGGCCTTTTTTTAGCCAATTTCTCCGACTTTGTTATCAGCAAGTCTAATAGTCAACAGCTTCATCATTGTTTCACGGATTGTTCTCGTAATGAATTAAGTCATCGACTTTCTTATAAATGATATTGATTCTCTTGTTTCACATTTTCATTCCCTTCCTTTCTTATATCGCCCGCTCATGTTCCACGTGGAACACTTTCGCATGATTTTCGCTTCTTTTTGAAACAAAAAACGGCTTATACTCACATTATAGCGTTAATTTAGCCGTTTTTCCAAAAAATCTTTGTATTTTATTATTTTTGTGTTCTTGCGTATCAGCGTTTCATCTTACTGTCACACCAGACCATGCTCATTACCACGGGCGGGTTATTTCAAACTGTCTATTCTCTGCATAGCTAACTTAATTAAATACTCTTTGTCAATCATTCCTGCATCAGCCATCCTGTGACAGTCTTTGCATAAGCATATAAGGTTATCATCTTCCAACCATAGCTCTGGCTTGTCTTTCAGCTTCTCTATGTGATGTACCTCGACATTTCTGTAGTTGTAAATACCTTTGTCCTTGCACACTTCACATAGATAGTTTGCATCCTCTCTAATCTGCTTGCTCTTCTCTGTCCATGCACTCTTGCTTCTCATCCTTGACTCTTTGTAACTGTACTTGTATCGCTTCTTTTCTGCCTTGCATACATACCCTTTCGGATGTATCTTCCCGCACCTGCTACAAGAATAATAGCCTTGTGCCATTACTTAACTCTGATACGCTGTCCAGCACGAATCTTATTCGGATTAGCAATACCGTTCATCTGTGCTAAATGCTGATATGTTGTTCCGTATTTAGAAGCAATACCACTTAATGTATCGCCACGTTTAACAGTATAATATACTGCTTTACTTGCTTTATTAGAATTCATCAGTTTACTAACAATTGCTTGTATTGCAGTGTAGTTATATCCTGCTCTTGTTAAACGCTGTTTGCGATCATCGCCATTGCCCCACTTTCCTGCAATGACTTCCTGTGCAATCTCTTCATTAGATTTCTTTGCAAGCTTTGCATTCACTGCGTTCTGAACAGCATTGTAATCATATCCTGCATCGGTTAAGCGTTTCTTTCTGTCAGTTCCATTACCCCACTGACCCGCAATCACTTCCTCAGCAATCTGATCAATTGGTTTTGGCTGAGGTTGTGTTGTGTTACCTCTTGAATATCTTGAAAGGTCTGCATACATTACATTCTTGTCTAATGGCTTAGAAGTGTACTGTTGTAATGTGCCGTATTGGGAAGTGTTTGTATGCTGTGATCCATCATTCTTGCCCCAATTAGCCACCCATTTGTCGAATCTGTCATTTAAGCCTTTTACATACTGAAGCCATGAACTAGAAGTGTAAATACCAGAATAATATCCTGCGTCTTCAATCATTTTGCAGAACTTATAACAAATAGGTGCAATAGTTCCATTTGAGAACTTAAAGCCGTGTTTCTTTTTATATCCATCTGCATCTTCCATATCGAACCATACGCCAACCTTGATATCGTTCTTATATTTTGCAATTGCATTAAGCACTCCTCTTGCTTCTGCTTCTGCTTCTGCTTCATTCAGTGCATATGAATAATGATATACCCCAAATGGAATGCCTAGCCTTTTGCACTCGTTCACGTTTCTTTCAAATTTTTCGTCTAAATGAAAGTGGCCATAACCAACACGAATAATTACGAACTGCCCTTTATATTGTTCTAAATTAATATTGCCGTTGTGTTTTGAAATATCAATACCGTACATTTTTTTATCCCTCCTTATTTAACCTTGTCTTCAAGTCCTTTTATTCTTTCCTCGTGATCATCCTTGTACTTGAACAACGTCTTTACACGTTCCGTAACAAGGACGAGTTGTTCTGATACATTTTTCAACTGCTCAGCCTTTTCGCTATTTTCTGCCATCATCTTTTTTGTGGTGTCGCAAAATTCATCAAGTTTTACATTAATCTTTACAAAGTTTTTTTCGATATCCATCTGCCTATTCTTTTCTCGCTCTGCCTGCTCTTCCTGACGTTTTTTGCCACCTGCAAAGGTGTTTATCAACGTGCATGCAAGCGATGTCAAAGAAATGAGTAATGCGATGCTTACGCTTGTTTCTGGATTCATTTATTTCACCTTGTTATAGTTTGCTGAGCTTACCTGTAAACATGCACCAATGCAAGTACCAATTGCCGAAATAGTTCCTGCAATAGCTTCTGCATAACTCCATCCCCAGATTTTGCCGAGCGTGATAATTAACACTGAAAATGCGTTCGTTCCAACAAGTGCAACCCACTTTAGAATGTCATATGTTTTATTAGAAAATACCATTTTTTTGCCCTCCTTTACTAACATTTTTTTGCCCTCTTTCTCTACTGTAATTATACTCTAATTATTACCAGAAAAAAGGGTTTTTATGCCCTTTTTTCAATCGTAATTTCAATGTACATCGCTAATCATTTTCTTTTTCCTTTAACTCTTCATAATAGCTTTTTAAATCTCCAAGATAGCTATTCAATCTATCATTTTCTGTTCTATGCATCCACTTTGCTTTGAATTTGTTCACACACTCTTTATATTTTTCTTCTCCGATATCGCATGAATCGAACCATTCCAAGCCATGTAGCAAGCACATTACATCTGCCATGAGTTCAGATAGTTCTCTGTCATGCATCGGATTCAAGTTTCTTGCAATTCTCGCGATTTTCTCATTACAAACATTTGTGTAATAATTGTCTACACGATTTTCAAAACGATCTCCAAACAATGCTTCGTTTATCTCATTTGCTATATAGTTATGACTTCCACCACTCATGATTTAAGTACCTCTATAGCTATTGAAGTTGTGTGAGTATCATTAAAGTCCATCACAGAAACAATTTTTTTGTCTCCGTAGTCTTTTTTTACTTTTTCAAATTTAAACAAGCCTATAGGCTTTCCGAATGGAAATATTTCTCTGCTTTCAATCAGTTCGATAGTTTTGTACTTTGGATTAAAATCTTTAACAAGTATTCCTTCAACATCATTTAATAATTTATGTGAATTATTCATAATTCTTCATACTCCTTCTGAATCTGTTCCATTATTTCTTTGCCTTTCTTTTATTTTTTTTGCTCAATAATGATTTTCCCGTTTTCTGCCTTAACTGTGATCTCTTTTTCAGGATCAAGCCCAGATTCCGCCACAATCTTTTTTGATATTGTCGCATTATACGTGTTGACCTTTACGTCACCACCGAGCGTTTTGTACTTCAATTTTGCAAGTTTTGCCATTTTTTTACCTCTCTTTATCTTTTCAAATATATAGTTATCTAACTCATGAAGTAGTTTGAGAATGCCAACACTAAGTATTAGGAGAAACGATTTTCAGTAAAAGTATTGGAAAATTATAAGTCATATTATAAGTATTGCGTTTTGTGCTGACACCCTCAAACAACTTCACGAGCCATTTTTTATATTTATTTAGTTCTGCATTTTATTCATCACTATTCTTTCCAGAAATATCCAATCGCTATCAAAACTATTGATACTGCTATGAGTAATATTCCGATAAAATCCATGCTATCTGCCTCCTGCAATAAGAAAATACTGCACGAACAGTATATTCATGAATAATGAACTGCAACAGAAGACTTTCACTCCAGTTGAGTTCCAGTTATTTCCAGTAAGAACCATGGAAATTAGAATAACTAATATACATATGTCTGATAAAAGGCATAATGCCCTGTTTTTATTCAATTTTTTCATTCAAAATCACTCCTTTATCATTCGTAAATATCAATGAATCCCTATATCGAAAATGATATTAAATATACAGAATCTAAGTAGGTTTTTAATAGAATTTTCTTATGAGCCACGTTTTGATTAGTCCGTGTAACTAATGTTTTTAAAATATGAGTATCAATATAGGGATACATGATTAATCTTCCTCTTTAATCCATTTTAGAAAATTTTCTTTTGAGTAGAATGGACAATTCCCTTCACAGCTCCCAATGTCACAAGGTACATCTATTCTATTTCCTTTTAAAGAATCATTGAAATTGTAACAGACACAATCTCCGTACATTTCCATTTCACCAATATAATTAGCGACTGCTTCCAGCTTCTCATTATTTACAAATCCCATATTTTCAACCTCTTTTGACTAGCTGAACATCTGCAACATTTTCTTGTGACTTGACAGTGTAGCCAATAACGTAATATTTCTTTTTTAATTCTTCGAGTTCGTTCAAAAACTGCTGATAAGTGATGTAGATTACTTTTTTTATCAAATAGTTATTCATGTTATTTCACCTGCTCTTTTTAGTCCATCGCCACGTTGTGGTTTCTGCCTCAATTAGAATATGAGGTTCTGATGCTTCTTCTGCAATACCAACATTAGTTACGATTGCATTGCCGTATGTTTTTTTGCCTTTTGTATATTCCTCTGATAAACATACAGATGACTTAGTTCCTCGAAAAGTCACAGCATCAATTTTGAGATCATTTATCTTTAGAATAATAGGAATTTTTCCTTTTATATTAGTTAATAATTCATTTAGTTTCATCTTCAACCATCTCGCAGTGTTTAAAAATTTCCTCAAATTCATTATCAGTAAAAACAATTTCCGTAGGATCAATACGATAGATATTTCCTTTTCCATCTTCTATGATGGCAAATACACCACTAACTTGTCCTCCTGGATGTCCACCAATCATAGGTGATGGCGAAATTACATATGAATTCTGCTCAAAACAGTGAAATATATAATTTTCATCTTCATATCTGCATGGTCTATAATAATCTTCCATAACCTTCTCCTATCTGATAAATAAGTAAATCATCAACATAAGTGTAGCAGCATAGGCCGCTGCTAAGATAAAGAAATCTATGTTAGCTGCTTTGTTGCTTTTAACAAGCTTTCTATTGAATTTATGAAGATCTTCAATCTTTTCTTCATCTTGGTTGCAGATAGCTAACAAACACTTGTTTGCTTTTTCATAACTTTTGTACTTATCTTCTAAATCTTCATATTCAGCTTTTAAATCTTCAAATTCTTCTTTTAAAAAGGAATACTCTTCTTCTAGCTTCTTATATTCAGCTTCCTTTTCTTCTACCATTTCCTGTACTTTTTCAGCGCTAAAAACTGCCATCGCATCTAGCCTCCTCTTCTAATTCTTTTATATGATCCTGAGTTCTTTTCATGGATCTTTCTATTTTTCTTTCTATGATTCTAGCAATTTCACGTACCTCTAGATAATCCATCAAATATAGCTCATAGATGCATATCAATACATCTGCAACCTCTTCATCCAAATGTGAAGCATTGATTGGGTCAAATCCATTACGTTTGATTTTTGATATTGCTTGTATAAGTTCAGCATTTTCTTCCATTGCAATGGTGAGCATATGCTGATCGCCCCATGTCTCACATACTTTTTCGAGTGCAGGACAATTTGATACAAGAGCATCAAGTATATTATTTAATTCATGTGAATCCATCTATTTTTCTCCTTAATCAACAACAGGTTCATTGCTTTCACATTCCTGTTTGAGTTTTTCTAGAAATTCTGCGTTTGTCATTTCATGAAGTTCAGTATCTTTTTTAGTCATCGTTATCCTCCCATATCTGGACAGATACAGTCCAATTGATAATCTTCAAAGTGAAGTTCTTCATCTTTCAAAATTTTTCCATCAACAATTTCAATGATCTGATTGAATTCCAACCCTTTTTCAAAACCATGGATTTTCATATCAATATGATATTTTTCACATGTTTTCAGAAGTTCATCTGCTGAAATTCCCCATGCAAATTTAGAATCAAAGACTGCAACAAAGATTTCATCATTTTCATATTCAGAAAGATAAACTTCTACACCTTCGACAAATCCCCTTCTTGTGTTTTCAATCCAACATGTTTCATTTGAATCAATGTCACCATATTCATCTACTGATAACTTTGGATGCTCTTCACCAAGAAATCCAACAGGATGCAAACCTTCAAGAATGAATTTTGTCATATTTTCTTTTGTTCCACGAACTTTTAAAGTTCCAGCGCACCAATTTGGCATATTATTGTTCCTCCTTAATATTCTCAACAGCACAATTTTCTAAAACCTCTTTAATTGAAGTAGGTTTCTCATCTTCCCACTTCACAAATTTGAATAACTCATTAAATGACCAAAGCATCTTGTATTTATTTTCAGAAACCAATCCATTAAAATCATTTTCAGAAACCCAACCATTAAAAGCTTTTCTAGGTACGCTATTATATGCCATTAAATTATCACTCGGACTTCTGACAATGAATTTATAACCTCCTTTTTCTAACCATTTCAAAATTTCATATTCCAATCTGCGCCAAATTTCTGTTAATAGATCTTTATCTGGTTCATCTAAATATAAACTAATATCGCCATTTTTATCTCTAGCAATATATTTATAGTATAGTTTGTAAACATGACGTAACAGCGAATATTCCGATCTCGTTAACTTAACAGGCTCTTTGTATTCTGATAAAAGTCACTTTAATCTCGCCACTGAGCAATTACTTCTTTTTTTGCTCATTCCACATTCCGAGCAACGTCTTCCACCACATTGCCAAAAATCTCCTTCTTCACCTTTGCTAAATGTAAAACTTGCAGCATCTCTCTCTTCGATAAACTTTAGCAATTTATCTCTATATTTTTCAGCATTTAACATTTTCTTTTCCTCCTGTAAATTAGTGTTTTAAGTGTTATCGCTTCACCACTGATAGAATATAGGCTTATTAATCTAAACCTAGAAGGTGATATATATCATCCTCGTCGGGTTCCTCAAACTCCTCATGATATGAGTAAGGAATTCTACAGAACTCTGAATGGGCTTTATAACCTTTGTAAGTGAGTTTCATGATAGGGCTTAGACTATCATGAAGTTCGTCGTAAGCCTTCTCTAAAGCTTTATATTCAGCGTTTAGAGCGTCCTTACCTTCAGCAATTGCTTCGCCGAAGTCTGAAATGCCACATTCATAGACTTCTTGTTTCTGTCTATGCAAGTTCTCAAGACTTGCCTGGCAGTCCTTGAACATCTTGAAATCATATAACTCAAGATCATATGAATCCTTGATGTTGTTTCTTTCATTTTCCACATTCTTTAAATTTAAGTCTTCCATATACGTTTACTCCTTGGGGATTTCCCTTTCCTCTTTGCATTATTATAATACCATAATATGGTAATAATTGCAATACTTTTTATCGTATTTTGTTTCTTTTTGAAACATCATTTTTTTGATAAAAAAAGACTAGGTTTTCCTAGTCCGTTGTTCTAAAGAAATACTTAAGATCATCACCATCGAAATGGTCAAGAACCCACTCATCAGCCTTGCGCCAAAGCTCGTCATACATCTCGGCAAGCATGTAGTTACTTCTGTAATGCTCGCTGATCTTCCAATTCAGAACCATGACAAGCATATTCAATGTTGTTCTGCCATGCGTTGAACGCTCTTCGAGAAGTCCTCATAAAATGTTGTGCGTGGCTTATATCCTGTCATTGCTTCGATATTCCACGTTTTAATTGTTCCGATATTAATTGTTTCCATGTTTTTCATGTTTTTTTTACCTTCCTTTTTTGTGTGCCCACACTTTAGGCGGTGGGCTTGCCTTTATATCATTAATTCATTGCCTGCACTTGGCTTGCGCTGAAAAAACTTGCTTTTTTCATGAACATTCTTTTCTGTTCTTCTGTCATTCCCTCACTGTTTTCAGTTTCCTTTGATACGCATTTCCAGATGTAGAACTGTGCAACAGCTTTTTCGCCTTTCTTCACACAATAGCCGAGCTTTTTCCATGCTTGGAATGTATGAATGTCTTCTGGTTCATCGAGGATCATTTTGTTGCCGTTTTCATCCTCAACCTCAAACTGTCTGCCAGTCTTTCCAATCTTTCCATTTTTCATAAGTTCAACTGCTTCATTGAATATAATTTGTGCGTTTGTCATGTTTTTTCTTTCCTTTCTATTTCATCCAACCTAAGTTATATTCCTTGATTAACTGCTTTGCCTGTCTAACTGTAAAATCTGACTTTTTGATTCCAGTTTCACCATTTCTATTTAGAATCTGTAATGCTAATTCTTTGATTTCTTTTGTTGTCATGTTTTTTTATCTCTCTTTCTTTTTATCTCTCTTTACATTATTATAATATCATAATATAATAGCGATTGCAATACATTTTTCCGTATTTTGTTTCTTTTTGAAACATTTAACCGTTTAATATATCCATCAGTCTTGAGTCCTGCATCTTGTTTTTTCTTCTATCCTCTCCGCTTACAAGTACAGGAAGGCACATTTCAATAATACGACTGTAGATTCTGGCTTTGCTTGTGTCTTCTGTATGGTACAAATCTGAATACTTTAGATTAGTGGTAATTATCATTGGTTTTCCGCTTCTGTATCTCGCATCAATAATGTTATACACCAACTCGTTAACGTACTCCGTGTTTCGCTCAATCCCGAGATCATCAATAACTAAAAGGTCAAACTCGTTCAGGCTGTCCAGATATTTCTGCTTCCCTTCATACATTCCCTGAATCGTATTGATGATTCGCGCAAAGTTTGTTACCAGACACGGAACACCGTTGTCAATCAATTCATTTGCAATACATGATGCAAGAAACGTCTTGCCCGTTCCAACTCCACCAAACAGAATAAGTCCTTTTCCTGCTTTCTTGAACTCGGAAAATCTTCTGACATAACTCCTGCACATGTCGCTAGCCTTCTTTGATTTCTTATCGTCGTGATCAAATCGGCATTTCTGAAGTCCTCTGTCAGGAAAGCCTGTGTTCCTGTATTTTTCAATTTGAGCCAGTCTTTCCTGTTTCTTTTGCTCTGCAATCATGCATGAGCACATCACAGGAACATATCCACCAATCAGCGACAGCCATTCTCTTCGTGGCTCGTTGCATTTTCGGCAATAAATCATATTGCCGTTGGTATATTCATATTCAACATCACAAGTGGCAAGCATGCGCTGTATCGCTTCATCCGTCGGATCTTCATTTTTAAATATATCGTATATGCTTTTCATTTTTCTGTTCCTCCGTAAGCTCTTTCTATAATTTCATGTAAAATGCGTTCTTTATTTTCTTCTATAGCTTCAAGAATCCAGTCAAAATTGATTTTTGTTCCACCTGGTAAAATTTGCGGGTTATACCTTCCCCAACATGCACCTTTTTTGTCATATGCGTATACTGTAACGTGCCAATAGCTTTTGAGTCGTTCTTTGATAAAACCTTTTTTATGCCATACATTTATCAGATGTTCTTTGTAGTCGTTTTCAACCTTTACAAATTCAACCTCTATTCTTTCACCTTTAGAGTTTCTATCATTGAAACGATAAAATTTTCTTGTTCCTTTTGGGTTCATTGTCTCGATTGCATATTCATGGCCATCAATGATTTTTGTTTCTTTCATGTTTCGTTCCTCCTGTAAGTTAGTGTTTATAGTGTTATCGCTTCACTCTTTTTTTATTTACTTAATTTGAATGGAAGCCATGAGGCTTTTAATTCATCAAGTTGGTTCATGATGATTTTTAATGTATATCTTCCACCGCAAGGAATATAAGTGGTTTCGCCGTCAAGGCTGAGGAAGTTTCCTTCCTCATTAACGATAGCGAAATAACTTTTTGTTCCTCCGCGAGGACCACATAAACCGAACATTTTAGATACATTTACAATTTTCATAAGTATTACCTCCTAATCTTCATCAAATAGTGTGAATGTTTCATCTTCAATATTTGCACATAGATTATAATTGTACATATCATCTTGTTCGTAGTAGATACCATCAACCCACTCATTGGCGTGTCTCATAATATCATAGTGATTTAAACTTTCGAAATAATCCATTCCTTTCAATTCTAATGCTTCTTTACTTACATAATATTTTGTTCCCATTTTCCGTTCCTCCTAATATTACTTGCTCAAACCGACAAACTTCCAGCCATTAGCCATTGCACATTCAAGGTCATGGCCATTGTATGCGACTTTGTATTCGCCATCTTTTTCAACGATGTAACCATCTGACCAGCTTCTAGTTTCATATGCTTTTTTAATTGCTTCTTCATATTTCATATCTTTGTACCTCTCTCTTTCTACAACATTATAATATCATAATATGAAAGTGATTGCAATACTTTTTATCACATTTTGTTTCTTTTTGAAATATTATTTTCCGTAGAACATTTTCATGAGGTCTTCTTCCGACTCATAGCCATTCTGGTCGTATTTCTTCTCTGGCTGTTTCTCCTGCTTTGTATATTCATTCTTCAAAGGGAAGATTCCTTGCCAGTTATGCGTTATTGACTGATTAAGAATAGCAATCTTTGTCGTGTCGTTATTTCCTAATTCATCAAGTTTTTTCAGCATTAGTTTAAGAGCATACTCTGTCATTGGTTTCTTGATAAATGATCTCATCTGTACAAATGCTTTCAATGCATTCTGTAATTCTTCATTTTGTGTATATCCTGCAATCTGTTCATCATACGATTTCGACTTGCTCTTTCTTTCTTTCTTATTACTTACTGTATTATTATTTGTATTATTATCTGTATTACTTTCTTTCAAATTCTGAATATCAGCATTGCAATTTTTTATATTCTGCCTTTCAAAATTTGAAAGTCTGCTTTTCAGTTCTCGCTTTCTTCCATCAAAATTTTGGATGTATAAGTATCCACATTCAATAAGTTTTGAAATTGCTGTCGATACCTTCGTTTTACTGCATTGGCAGAACTCTGCAAGATGCTCGTTACTTGCATAGCATCCCTTTTCGCCTTGGTCTAAGCTGTCAATTTCCATAAGAATAACTTTATCAAGCGCATTAAGCCTAGTGTCTAGCCACACTTTCTTTGGAATCCATACGCCCTTGAAGTCTCTGCTTTCGTTCATGTTTTTGCTTCCTTTCTTTTCTACTCTACGATTTTCAATGTGATTTTCCTTTAATAACAGAAAACCGTATCACATTAAGTCCGCCAACCTAATGCAATACGGTTCATGTACCTATTCAGTTTCATCACTGCTATTCAGCAATGGCGATTACTGAATAGGTGGTGTAGATTTTTGCTACTCTATAATATTATCATCATAATGTGATTAAGTCAACACATTTTGCCGACTTTTGTTTCTTTTTGAAACATCTTGATGTCTTTACTCGTAACTATGCTGATTGTGTAATCTGGATATTTGTATTCGAACAGTTTTTGCTTTAGGCGGAAAACGTCAGTAATTACTGCTGTAGAGCCTTTTACGTCCTCGATGATATAACTATCATCTTCACACAAGATGTACCTGAAATCGGCTTTATACACGATTCTACGCCATGTCTTGCCATTCTTCCTGAATGATGGCAAAAGTTCAAAAGAAGGCTGTAATTCCAATGCCCTTATAACTCCTGCACGTTCCAGAATATTCAGCTGTGCATATCGTTCAGCTTCAAGCTTTGAATCAAACTTGATGCCATCAGCAATCGTCTTTGTATTGTGATATTTTCTATACAATCAAATCACCTCACAGATAAGATTTTCCGAAAATGTCGATAAATTCATCTGTTGTCCATGCATACTCGTCCATCGCTCTTTCTTGCCCCAATTTTTTCAGATACATGTCAAATTCATGCCCTTTTCGGTTATGCACGCCATACTCAGACATGTTGTGATCTTCAGGCCTGATGAACACGACAAGACCATACTCGATTGATTTTTTCCTGTTGGCAGTGCCAAAGAAAACTTCATGCCTATGTGTGCCCTCATAGCGCTGATTGCTGTAATAATATGTGTGACCGTTAGCCTGATACATGCCATTAGGCATAATTGAATCTCTCAACTAATCACCTCCTATAAATTTAAGCTGTGCAATTTTTGACGGTGTTAGCGTTGGTATTCCTACCTCTTCGCATTCGCTTCTTACACCATCAAGCAATATAGCAAACTCCTTAGAATCCATCTGGGAACTGCCTTTATAAATCTTGTAATGCGTGAACTCCTTGCCGTTTACCGTACCTTTGCCTATCTCCTCATAGTACTTGAAATAGCTATGTAGGCTCACATCTGAACGAATGCTAACAACCTCATACTGCCCATATCGTTTAAGCATGAGAAAGTGGCATTCTTGATTGTCCATCCTCATAACGCTAGCTAGCTGATTGAGGAGTGACCAATAATAAGAGTTGACTGTAAGAGAGCGCTTTTTTTTCTTTTCCTTTATCTCAAAGATCTTTTGCTTATCCTGCTCAAACAGCCACGTAATTATTGCCTGTGCATTTCCAATCATGCCACTTTTCCCTCCTTAAAATGGGAGATCATCTTCTTCTAAATCAAAATGTTCATTATCATTTATGTTGTCTGGCTCAGTATAGCCATTATTGTTATAGTTACTTTGTTCACGGTTCTTAGTTTCTAGGAACTCAACATGATTAACCAACACTTCTGTAACATACACTGTTCTCCCATGACTATCTTCATAATTCCTTGTTCTGATAGAGCCATTAACTGCAATTCTATCTCCTTTATGAACGTACTGCTCTAAAAGTTCAGCCGTCTTTTTCCACGCCACGCACTTAATGAAATCTGCTTCTTGCCCGTCATTTGTCTTGAAGTCCCTGTTGACTGCAAGTGTGAAACTTGCAACAGCCGTTCCATTGTCTGTCCTTCTTAGTTCAATGTCTCTTGTAGTACGTCCAATTAATACAACTGTATTCATTGTTCTTTACTCCTGTAATATTCTTCTATGATTTCCCATGCCATACCCTCGTTTACAGGGCTGTCAATAACTTTCCTGATGCCACCCCTGAGATGTATGATCTTCAGGAATTGTGCATCAACTCCGTAACTTTGCATCAATCCAATTCTGTATAAGTTCAGCTGATATGCGATCTTTTCTTTGTTTAAAGAACTGACGGTTTTAATGTCCGCAATGCCAGTTTCACCATCCATAAGCATTGTCATGTCCAGTCGTCCGCATGCAATCGGCATATCATCCTTGAAAATCACAATCGGCAACTCACTGTCCAGAACCTCGAATCCGTATTGTTTCTGCAGAAACTTAAAGTTTCGCACTGCTTCGCTTCCATCATCATATCCCGAAACATTAAAGTTTTCGATTGCCTTATGCACTGCCGTACCTCTTTTAGCCGCATTATTCAACACGGCAGGAGGCACGCTTGCATAATCGTTTCTATACTTCACGCCAAGAATCTGCGAGACACTTGGCAACATAAGCCCATCATACAGATATGTATGAGTTTCAGGAAAAAATTCAAGCGTACCGCCTTTAATGCTGAATGTCTCCATCATTTCACCGTGATGCGGATGTATGGCTTTACTTTTGAGATTTTGGCGTACAAGTCGTATACGTCTGGGTTTTCTTCCTTAAAAGTCTTGCTGTCGAATTTTTCTGTGTCATGCTCTGGAATGAATGTAATCTTCAAAAACTCATTGTCGAGCTTCAATACGCCGTACTTCTGCATAGCATCAAGAATTTCTTTCTTCATGCTGTCCTGCTGTTTCTTAATCTCTTTCGCCTGTTTCTCAAGGCTGATGATTTTCTCGCATACTTCTTTAGAAAAAGTAACGTCTGATCCTGTTCTTTCAATAATATTAGCCATTGTTTTCATCCTCGCTGTAATCAAATTTAACAAATTGATATTTGCCGATAACTCTTTTGATTGGCTCGTCTTCTGCACCTGCAAGAACACGCAATGCTCTTTTTACATCCTCACCACATAACGTGCAGACTGCAAGCACGGTTGCCTTTTTTTCTCCGAACTGCGTATCAACCAGAACCTCGTCACCTTGCTCAATATTGGAATAAGCAGGCGAATAAAATAGGTATTTTTTACTATTGCCAGTGTGCTGGCATACTACAAATTGTTCAATTTTACTCATGACTGTTCCCCTTTATATGCTTCATATTCTTACTAATCAACTCACTTGCCTTCGACATCGGCATATCTTCCAGCTTTTCGATATTGTTCATATTTAACAGCTTTTCAAGATTCTCGCCTGTATAAATCTTGCTCAATACTACGATTTGTCTTGGTGACGCCTTGCGTTCCGTGCTGTTCGTTGCTTCATCATCATTGCCATCCGTATCTTCCTCTGTTGCCATTCCAAGAAATGCACCTAATGAATAACGCTTACGGTATGTGATCTCTGCACCTTCATCTTGCAACTTAGCGCCTTCCTTAACTGCAAACGGGTAGGTGTTTGTCTCGAATACGTGTCCGCTCTTGTGTACCAGAATACAGCGAACACCGTTTATGCCGTTCTCGTCAACTCCAATAGGCTGTAGCAATGCAAAATTCTTATTTTCTTTTATCTTGTTTAAAATGTTGTCTAGTGGTACATAATCAAATGCTTTGCGCATCCATTCTCCTGTTTTTCTGTTCTGCACAGAATAGTTGACCTGTGCGGACTTTTCAAGTCCTTTCAACTGGTTTACAAGCTCAATTAAATCTGTTGCGATTTCTGGTGTTATGTTTTCAAATCCTTTCATTTTTCTTGTTTTCCTTTCTTTTTGAAACATCAATTTCGTACTGTTCAATAATTTTGTTTAATTCTTCTGCGTGACCGTTTTCTACGATTTCTTCTACGATTTCAAACATGTTTTCAGCTCCCAATAATTATATTCGCATATTCATATCCAAACACTTTGCAGAACACTTTGACAAGCTCTGTAGAAGGATTATGCGTTCCTTGCTCAATACAAGCATAATGGCTCGTTGATATTCCGAGCATTTCTGCAACGTCCTTCTGAGTAAAACCCTTTGAAATTCTGAATGCTTTCAATTCTGCTCTTTTCATTTCGTGCCCCCTTTCTGCCTTACATTATAAACCCCTTGTAATCAAATTGCAACTACTTTTCATCAAAAGACGGTTATTTTTTATTGTTTCAAATAGCTACGGTGTGTTATCATCGAAATATAAACTTTTTTAGGTGGTGTAAAGAATAATGATAAACAATAAATCGATTGGAAGGAAACTAAAAGAACTGCGCAACTCCCGTAACCTTAGACAGTCTGAGCTTGCCGAACTTGTCGGACTTTCAAGACCTGCAATATCGAATATTGAGTCTGGGAAACGTTCCTTGACTCTTTCCACTTTGAAACGTTTTTGCGAGGTTTACGGCATTGACATTTCATATTTTGGCATTGATACGTCAACCTATGATGAAACGACAGACCTCACACTGCGCATCGAGTCTCTGTTTCATGATCTTCCTGAACCTGAGAAAGAAGATAATGAAGTTGTACCTAGACAGTAAAAATGTTTCTGATTGAAACCATCTGTCGAAAAAAAAGAGTTGTCTAACTCATACTCAATTTTGAGATCTTCCTGTTCAGCATAAAGATTAAACAGCAAAGAATAGAAACTTTCAGCGTCCATATGCTCACCGCCTTTCAATGGCTAGTATGGACTGCTTTTTTTATTTTCAATCAATCGGAGGTATTTTTTATGAGAAAAAAACTGCGAGTGGCAGGATATGCTCGTGTTTCAACAGATGAACAAAAAAAATATGGTTACTCAATACAGGCACAAATTGACGAAATAACGCAATGGTGCAACGACAACGACCATGACTTACTACATATCTACATTGATGAAGGCTACTCCGCAAGCACCATGAAACGCCCGCAACTGCAATCCATGCTGTCAAACTTGAAAAATCTTGATGCCATAGCTTTCACACGCCTTGACCGTTTATCACGTAACGTCCTTGAAGCAAACAAGATGCTTGAACTTCTTCAGCAAAACAATGTCGCCATGATTTCCATTTGTGAGGACGATATAAACACGTCCACTGCAAACGGCTTGTTCATGTTCAACCTAAAAGTCAACCTTGCAGAACATGAATTAAAAAAAGGCTCTGAACGCATCAAAGCCGTATTTGAATACAAGATTGCACAAGGCCAACCTATCACTGGCAATGTTCCTTTTGGTTACAGGATTGCCACGGAAAACGGAAATAAACGCATTGTGATTGATGAATCCAAAGCACCAATAGTGAAAGACATTTTCGCATCATTTCTCCTGCATCAATCAGTCCATTACACTGTCGAATACGTCAACAAGAAATACGGCCTGTCTAGACCTTACATGTCATATATGCACATACTAAAAAATGAATTTTATGCAGGATCATACCGAGGGAACTCCAACTACGCCGAGCCATACATCACGAAAGAAACATACAATGCCGTTCAGACCGCATTACAAGCCAACATACACACGGGAATACAGCGCCATACATATTTATTCACTGGACTGTTAAGATGCCCAGAATGCCGCTCTAAGCTTGTTGGAGTGAGCCATCCAAAAGGTGGCAAGCGATATTATTACTATAGATGTAACAATGCCCACTCGGTGCATACATGCACGCATAAAAAGCACTATGCGGAACTTGCAACGGAAAAATATCTGCTGTCTAACCTTGACGATCTTTTGAAAAACCATATAGCCACAATATCAAGCATCACTTCTGAAACAAAGAACACAACTGAAAAGGAATTAAAAGAACTAAGAAAAGAACTTGATAATCTGAATTATATCTTCATTAAGAAGCGTATGCCTGTAAGTACCTATGAACGTCTATATGCAGAAACGGAAGACAAAATAAAAAGGCTTGAATCTTTCAAGCCTCAAAGTACTGATCATCTTAATCAATTTTTGAACAGCGGTTGGCGCTCAATATATGAGAACCTCACACGTGAGAACAAGCGCACGCTGTGGCGCAATGTCCTTGAATCTGTCCATGTTTCACCTGATGGAATAGAAGTTTTCTTCAAGTAAAAAGCAGGCATTTCAGCCTGCCCTTTACTAGGAGAATTCATGTACCAATGTCAACGAAATTACACCTATAATATACACCAATCAATCACCGAATGCAACGGTGATTTTTTCTTTACTAAGATATGCTAACCTGTAGGATATGACAAGTTAGTATAGAATTTTGCAGATAAAAAAAAGCTCCCTTTCGGAAGCTCAAAGTTCAATATGAATTGTTTCACCTGTTTTTAAGATTGCAACAGGAACGTAGTAACCATAATCGTCGCACACTATTTTAACCTCGCTAACATCTGATGTGGCAACTCTTGGAGTGCCATCATAAATAATGAATACTTTTTCTTCATCATGCATCTGCTCAATCTGGCTCTCTAGATAATAGCTAGTATCAACTTTAAAATTTTTCTGTCTTGCTCTTTTTAATATTTTCATGTTTTGTTTTCCTCTCTCTCTTTACAACTACATTATAATACCATAACGTTATAATGTCAAACGTTTGTTCGCACTTCTTTGACAATTTTTTGCATAAAAAAAGCAGCACGCCGAAAACCTCCGACATGCTGAGAAAGGAATGCAGTGAACATGAAACACTGCACTCATAGTATATCATGACTTCGTTTAATATCCAACAACTCTCGTTATGAAAATTGCATTTTCTGCCGAATATGTTGATCCGTTGTTCTTCGGTGTGATCTGGTAATTCTGGCTGAATGTGATCATTGAACCAGACACATTCACAAGAGCAAACTTTGCATAATCAAAGTCTGCAATATAATGTATCGTGCCTAAATGTACAAGTTTTCCATTCGGGCTGAATACCTTCACACTGCCACAAGCATTATTACCAGACGATCTGTAAAAGATTTCAAGATATGTGTAATTTTCCGCACTGTCTGATAATGTGACAGTTTCTGCTGTTCCATTTGCACTGTTGTAAAGCACCTTGCCACTAAGGCTCACGCCATTTACTTCAAAGCTGTTATCATACTTTGGAAAGCAGTTAACGCCCATTGAGCTTAAATGCCTATCAAAATAAATAATTGGTATACCCTTATCAATAAACAAATTATAAGTTGTCGAGCCTATCAAGTCACTGACTATAACTCTTATATCCCATGCGAATTTATTGTCAATATCAAAACTTGTTTGCGTGTTGTCTTGAATTGTTTTTAATGTTGAATAATTTGTATCAGTTGTTTTTTTGTACTGATATTGAATTTTAATTACGTTCTTATCATTAATGCTTGATATACTGCCATCAACGGTTAAATGTGTTGTTGAATAGAAATTATTTTCTCTTTGACAATTAATAATTGCGCTAGGCTGAACCCAGTCAACAACAGTTACATCTTTTGAATAGGTTGATTTGTTCCCACGACTGTCAGTTACAACGATTGAAGCAGTTAAGTTTGATGATGAGTTGACAATTCCAAAATCAATTATCTGAGAAGGAACGCTTGAACCACTCAAAGTAGCGCTTTTTGTAATTCCGTTAAGCAATATTTCAGCTTTTGACAAGGTTGCATACTTCAACGCGATCAAGTTGGTTAGCTTAAATTCCAAATTGCTATTATTTCTAATGATTATTAGATTATCCTCAGTTATATCGGATGTTTTTTTGTTGCTATCATAATAATCAATTTTATCAATTTTAGGGTTTGCGTTTGCTACATTACATGTAAATTTAACCGATTTAGTCCCAATTTTAGTCGAACCGTTGTATGTATCAGCATAAATAGTACCCCAACTGCTATTTAAGTTTGGAATTTTGCTATAAAACGATTCAGGAATTGTCCATGTGCAGTTGCTTGCTACGTTTGTCGCTATAGTACCATTTAAATCATAAAAAGAATATCTAACGGTATGTGTAAATTTATCACTATGACGGTTCATGTGAATTGTTATTGTACTGCCAATGTCACCAATATTTTCGGTTGTATTTGGCCACGTGATGCATGACGGCTGGCTCGCTCTTGCAATCTGTGGCAGGCTCCACGAACCAGAACCGTTACAGTTTGTAGAAGCGCTATAGATTGCACTCGACACGCTAGCACTAAAAGAAGCGTTCCCCTCCGAATTATGACCAATTGTGTAAGAACCGCTTGCGATAGTGCCTTTGTACTGCTGCACCCTTGTGCCGTTATAATAAACACAATTGCCGTTGATATATACACTCGTTGGATTTGATCTATACCAACTAGAATTACCGCCTTCTGCGCTAATTCTCCAATTGATCGTAGTATTATTGTTAGCTACGCTTTGGCTTGCTACGCTCCACGAAAACTGTACATGTCGTCCATCATAGCTGTTTGTGTTGAAACTTCCATTTGAAGCCATAGCTAATTACCTCCCATAGTTGAAACTAAGCCAATTCCGTCATTTGTCATTTCACCGTCATTATCGTACAAAGTAATTGGTATGAATCTCATTTTGTTACAAAGTGTTATTTCCTCCTCGACAACGCTCTTTTTCTGATGGAACTCATCCTTTGATGCCCAATAGATTTTATTGCTGTTTCTATCATATCCAGCAAAGCCGATTTCGTTATTGATGACAATATAGCTATCATCTACACCGTTCAAGCGCAATCCATTTTTATCAAGTATACCGATTAAATTGTTAGCCTCGTCATAGATTTCAAGAGTTCCAAATTGATTGAGGTTAGATCCTAGCTTTAACGTTCCGCCTTTTATTAAATCAGCCGTCATATTGATAACATTGATCTGTTCCATGTTTAATACGTTGTCAATAGTCCATGCACTCTTGAACGCTCCATTGATTCCAGTGCTTGAAAATGCAATACCACCGCTGTTGATCATGATAACATGGTGAGCTTCTTCCTTTGGTAATGCATCAACCACAAGAATCTTGTCTCCTTCATAAATAACGTATGAGGAGCTCATAGCGCTCAATATTTTATCCGTCGCGGTTTTTAATTCCTCACTCAGCGTAACTTTAATAACTTTGTTATTTTCCTGTATAGTTTGTTGCGTACTGCTAGTTATACTGTCAACTAGATTAGATAGCTTTTGCTTGAAGTTTCCAAACTCTAATTCAGTATATCTTTCTAGGATACAGTCATAGTCATAAGCAATAACATTAGTTGTAATATCTAATCCTAATCTTTCGTCTTTTACAACTATTGTATCTCCTACATCAGTAATTTTTTCAAGATTTGCCTTCAGCTTGTAATTCACACTAGGCTTACAGTTTGCATTAACGTAGTCTTGTGCTTGTGTTCGCAAATCGTTCATTAAAGCGTTATTATAAGATGCCTTGTTTAAATTGCCGTCAGCGTCCTTATAATCATCTTCTTCTATTCCATTTTGTTCAAAAGAAACACATTTCGTATATGGTATGTCATATTGAGTATTGCTATAAATATACTGTTCATCTAATAAAAGTCCATCTTTTCCGACTGGCATTAGCTTTGTCACTACGTTATCCCAGTTATATTCGCAATTTATTTCTTTTAAATTCTTTGCATATCTTACAACAACACCATTGTCTTTTCCTATTTCATTCTTTATAGCTATCATGAAGTTGTCTCTTACAAGATGACCGCCCCATCGCTCTATAACCGTAGTAATAGCCTCATATAGCGATTTTCTAACACATCTAAAGGAATTTATCGTTGTAACGTCTGAAACTGTTGTAAATGGGCTTGTGTTGTCCGTGGCGTTGTTTAAGTGATCAAGTGCGTCGTTGCAATTTTTGTCAACAACATAGCTATCAGCGATTAGATAGTTTTGGCTATCGTAAAACACGTGATAGCATTTAGCACTTATCTTTTTTCGTGTCTTCTCAATATTCGTTATTCTAAATGCTTGCTCACCTTGTGGGGTATTTGCAACGACAATTCTATTTTCAGTTAGATCATCAATGTAATCAAGGCTTGTTTCTAAATCCAAGTAGAAAGAACCATTATCCTCTTTGTGCACTTTAGCCTTTAATGGTTTTATGACAATATCGCCGTTTGTGGTAAATGTTTTGTCATTGCTGGAAAACAATCTAATCATCTTTAAGCCTCCTTTCTCAGCGTGTTATAGCCTTATTTATGCCGTTCTCTTCCACATGAATACAGCTAAATATGGTGGCATATTGTTATGTTTTCCGCCTCCACCTTCGAGTCCAGTTCTGTTGCCATCTTCGTTTTTAGTCGCTTTTATGTTAGGCACGATATTAGTAGTTTCAGTCTTAGTTAGAGACTTAGCCCCAAAATTGGTTGATATGAGAGTAGCGTTCTTGTTAGCAACAATTGTCCAGTCGTTTGTATCATGATTATGCTCAGGCATTTCGGTAGCGTTTAATTGATGATAGTATTCACCGCCTGTTTCACCACTTGCAATGTCTGGTTTTTCTGCCCCAAGTGATCCAAATCTTGTATTCGAATTTGTGTCCGCAACTGCTCCTGCTCCAATTAGGAAACGTCCTTTCAGCCTTTCCCACGTTCCGCCAAACAGTGTTGATGGATCAGTACTGTTTACGCTCATGTAGATAGAGCCAACTGGATAAGTCTTGTTAAGTAGGTTTTCGGTGATTCCAGTATCGCCCTTTGCGCCGTTTGTTACCGTAAATGTTGATGTTGTTCCATCATTATATGCAATCGTATATGTATCAACCAGTCCACTTGTTGATGTCTTTGCAATTGTTTTAATGCCTTTGCCGTTGCTTACGTTGAATGTTCTTTTAGTTCCGTCTGTAAGTGATATTTCGTAAGTATCAGTCAACCCACTTGTGCTAGCTTTTTTGATTTCCTTGATGCTCTTCCCGTCCTGACCTTTTACGCCCTGTGGCCCTTGAGGCCCTGTATCGCCTTTTTCTCCAATGTCGCCCTTTGCGCCGTTTGTTACCGTAAATGTTGGCTTTGTGCCATCTGTAAGTGTGATTGTATAAGTGTCTACAAGCCCACTTGTTCCTGTTTTGCTAATACTTGAGATTCCGTTTCCGTTTCTGTTTGTCACCGTGAAAGTTGACGTTGTTCCATCTGTCATCGTGATTGTGTAAGTATCAGTCAGCCCACTTGTGCTAGTTTTTTTGATTTCCTTGATGCTCTTTCCTTCCTGACCTTTAAGCATCAATATTTTCACGATAGGTTTTCTAATATATTCGCTCATTTTGGCTTTTACTATAGTTTTTCTAATATTCTCGCTCATCTTGTCACATCGCTTTCTATTTCTAGTGCTCCATTGAGGATTGTAAATACATCTCCGTTCAGTTCGATTGACAGGTCATAATAATACAATCCTGCCTCAATATTTTTCGTGTCCTCTGGTGCAACACGAACAACATAATACAGTTTTGTGCCGTCCTGCTTTGAAAAGTTGATTCCTTTTTCAAGTTCCTTATGAAACACTACATCATCATCGTCAAAATTCGTTTTGCAGGTAAAATCTGCCTTTTCTAATTTCTGCGGAGCTTCGTCAAACTCAACTTCAAACGCAAAGCTCAACGTGTCCCCTCTAATCATTTCAAGATTATTTCTCATTATATCCACCTCGATAGCTTTTCAAACGCAATATAAGTCAATGTTCCATCCCATGACACGGAGTTAGCCCCAATTTTAAGAACGAACTTGTCATAATTTCCGACAACGTATCGGTTCATCAATACATCGTCATTGTACGCCTCAAGCCTTCCTGTGTCTATCGTGATGGAATTTGTCGTACTCAAGTCAATACGGAACAACTGCACGCCATTCAATGACAGATTGATTGTACCTGTTCCTTTAATATGAATAATTGGCTTTGATACATAATTGCCGTTATTTCTTACTATGAAAGCACTTGTCGGATTGCTGAACACCTTCAGTTTCTCGATATTGCTGTATTTGAACGGCTGTACATGATACGTGATCTCAGCCGTTCTGAATCTCATAAGTCGTTCATAATCAATCGCATCTAGAATATCGTACACGTAGTATTTTTCTGGCTCATTTGAAAATGTTACCGTTCCGCTTGAATTGAAAAACGGAATAATATCATCAATATCATATTCGCCAAACAAACCGATCTTCATTTTTTTGTCATAAGCCGAATATCCAAGCCTTGTGATCACATCACCATCACGTCCGTCTATCTGCTCAATGCTTGTACGCATCAATGGCTTTGTAATCGGTGGCAATTCCTGTATCAGCAATCCTTTTAAATATCGGCTGTCTTTTCCATTTTGAATAACATAATTTCTCATATTTTTACCGCCTTAATCGTATATCAACTTTGTAACAGTTTTATCAACAAAATGTCCCATTTCTTCATCATCCATCTCGATTTTAACATGTGATAGTGCATCCTTGAATGCCTCAACCATAGAAGCGTAGCTTCTTCCACCACTTGCAGAAACGCCACCGTTCACGTTGAATGCGTCAGACATTCCACTCGCCAATGCTTCTGTCTGACTGATAAGTTCAGGGCTTGCCTTTCTTAAAGAATCACTCAGTCCTTCCACCATATCAGGCATCCAACTTTCGTATTCAGCAAGAGGCCCTTCATCAGGTCTTGAGAAATGAAGGAAAGACTTGATCTTGTTTGCGACGTAACTTACTGCACTTGTGACATGATGAATCGCATTTCTGATGCCGTTTGCGATACCCTTGACCATATCAACACCCCAATTATACAACTGACTTGGAAGACTTCTGATTTTTCCAATGATGTTATTTACAAGTCCAGATGCTGCATTTGCACCTGCTCGTGCCAACTGCCCTGCAAAGTTCCATGCGTTATTCAATGTATTTGATAGCCAATTCCATACAGCAGACGGAAGACTACGGATAAATGATACAACCCTGCTAACAAAGTTAGAACCTGCTTCAGAAGCCCTAGAAACCATGTTAGAAGCCCAGTTCTGTACATTACTTATAACTACACTAAGGAATGCACCAATGCGCCCAGGAAGAGCCTGAAACCACGATATGAGGTTGCCTATGAATCCACCAACCGATGTAATTACATTTCCGACCGTGTCCTTGAATGCATTCCACACGCTTATAACAGCATTACGGAATCCCTCGTTTGTGTTCCACAATGTGACGATTGTTGCTATGAGCCCTGCAAGCAACGTGGCAACCAACATAATAGGGGTGGCATTCATGACACCGTTAAGCAATGCCTGTGCAACAGATGCGCCCTCATTAGCAACCTGAAATGCTTTAACTGCTTCAACCACGCCGTTAATCATGCTTGCAACGTTCCATACCATCATCGCCGTCCCGATTCCTGCAACAAGTGAAATAATTGTATCACCATTATTCATGATGAATCCGAATAAATCACCAACAGCAGAAACAATATCATCAATAACAGAAACGACAGAATCAATATCCATATTGTCGATTGCATTTGTAATGTTTGGAATCCACTCGTCAGCGGCCTTTTTCAGAATCGGCTGTAATGCTTCGCCAAGTTTTGAATTAATCGTATCACTCAATGTTGAAAGTCTGCCATCCAAAGTCTGAGACTGTGCATCCATTGACTTAAAGTATTTTCCGCCTTCAGATGTTGAACGCTTCATTGACTCTGTGATTTCATCCACCGACATTCTGCCTTTTGATATTCTGTCATAAAGGCTTTGCATACTTTCTCCTGTATGTTCTGAGATTTCCTGCAACGGGTTGAATCCTGCATCAATCATCATGTTGATGTCTTCAAGCGATACTTTCTGCGCTGAGTTCATTTTCCCGTATGCCCTCGCAATGGACTCCAGCTTGTCCGCGCTTCCTTGAGAAATATCACCAAGCATCATCATACTGCCAACTGCATCATCAGCATTGAATCCAAAGTTCATCAGCAAAGATGTTGCATCTGCCAACTGTGGCATATCAAATGGCGTTGTTGCTCCAATGTCAGAAAGTTTCTTAACAGTCTCGCTTGCCTTGTCTGCTGAACCTGTCATGACCGTAAACGATGTTGTGTAATACTCCATTGACTTCTGATAGTCAACCGCACCACCTACAAGCGACTTGAATCCATCAACAACCTTGCTGATTGCCTGTGATGCGAGATTAGCCATCGTGCCTTTAAGCACTGTAAAACCATCGTTAAGGTTTTTTGATGTGCCATCAGCATCACCCATCTTTTTCGACAGATCATCAACCTGTTTTGCACTACCATCAGATTCTTTGCCTAAATTGTCAATCTCTTTTGTGGTCTTGATAACATCGGCTTTTGCGTTGTTCATCTGAACGGCAAGCTGTGACAGTGATTTCTTGTTTTTGTCCTGTGCCGTTGAACTTTCATCATACTGTTTCTGAAGATCATCAACAGCCTTTTTCTGTTCTTCGTATTCTTTGGTATTTTTCCCAGATTGTGCTTCGATGCTTGCAAGCTTTACCTTTGCATTTTCCAACTTTTCACCAAGTTGTATATGCTCATTTGCTGACTCCTTAACAGCTTCATAATACTGCTTGTACTGGTCAGATACTAACTTTAGCTTTGCCTTCTGCTCTTCAAGGCGATTGCTCAGTACGCCACTCTTGGCTGTCAATGCTTCGGTGCTTGTGTCGTTCTTTTCATACGTACTCGTGACGATCTTCATTTCTGAGGATACTTCACGCAAGTTCTGCGTGATCTGGCTTAATGCTCGCCTGTATTCACTCTCGCCCTGAAGTTTAATTGTTCCACCAAGTGCCATATGTACCCCTCCTTCCTAGAACCAGTCGTCCTCATGTTGCGATTTTTCATATGCTTCTTCGTATGTTGTTCCTGTCTTTTCAAGCATCAGCTCAAAATCGAAATCATCCTTGTAATGCTTGTAAAACAGGTTGAAAGTTGTCAGTGTCATTCTTCCAACCTCATGAAATGTAAAACCGAGCTTGTTACGCCCGATAAAGTAGAACCATGTAAAGTCTATCGGCTCTGGTTCATCCACTTCATCGGGGATTATGCGTTTTTTTCGGCACTCTGCGTGCTGTCAACGACAACATCGTTCATCAGCTGTGTGGATGATTGCAAGCCAATTTCCGTGATCATTCTGCCTACCTGCTTTTTAGTAAGCATCTTTTCTTTTGTGTCATTTTCCTCGTTCTCGATGTCAATTCCTTCATTCAGCATTGCCGTGATTCCGAAGATAACGGCCTTTGCGTTTGGTTCACCATCGTTTTCTTTACCATCTGTTAGTTTACCCCAGCTTTCAAGTGTGCCGTACTTTTCCTGAATAACTTCCATCACGTTCAGATTGAAAACTAGCTTGTATTTCTTGTCTTTGTATTCAAGTGTCTTTGAGATTTCCTTCATGTTTACCCTCCTGAAAAAATAAGACAGGGACGAACCCTGCCTTTAATATTCTTTTAGACTGAATTCTTTGCCATCAGTCCTTCAAGATATGTGACAGCTTCAGTCTTTGTATCAAACGTTTTAGATTTTGACCATGTGTCATCTGCCAATGTAGCCACCACTCCGTTAAGTTCAGTTGTGCTGAATGATACGCTTTCACCCTTTGTAGAATCATCCTGTGACGGTTCTGAGAATTTAACTTTGCATAGGAACTCTACCGTGTACTTGTAAGCTCCGTTCACCATTTTTGTAACGATTCTTCCGAAACCTACGTATGGCGCAACATCAGTTGCCTTTCTGACAAGCTCTGCACCTTCTTCTGAAACCGTATGTCCTAGAAGATCTGCCATAGTTTGCACATCTTCATTGTCGATTCCGATTGTAACAGAACCCTTCTGAAATGATGTGTCGCTCTCTGCTAATGCATCATCAGCGTATAAAGATGCATCATTGTTAGAAATATCAACCTTGCAGGAAATAGCCTTGGCTGGCTTTTTCGCGCCATCATAACTTGCTTTACCTGCTTCCGATTCTGTAAGTTTTGAATATCGGAAGTTATTTAACCCAATTTTAGCCATTATTCGCTCCTTTCGATTGAAAAACATAATGTCTTGTGATAATACTTCGTATCATCCTCATACATATCTTCGGATGATCTGTCAGGTTGCCACATAAACCCAACACTCGTAAGCAATGCCTTTAATGCTTTTTCAATCGGCTTGTAATTGCCTTTTGAGTAAACATCAAAGTCATAATATTCAACGTAGTTTAGTAGTTTATCATCACCATGTAACACGCTGTCAGCATCTGTCATAATGTAAGTGATGTATGTTTCTGAACTTCCATTGTATCGTAAGAACTTGACTGGAATTTTTTTGCCGTTGACCGTAAAATCACTCAATGTTTTTTCGATGAGATTATTCATCCAACAGACCCCCGCTTAAATTCTTCTGTGCTTCTTCCATTGCTTTCATAATCTGTGACTTTTTGAAAGACTTTCGGAAAAAAGGATGCTTTGGATATTTCCTTTTGTCACTGCCATACTCGAACATGTTAGCAACAAGTGGTGCAGGAGTCTTCTTGCCTTTCTTGTTTTTGAAATATCCAGTGATCATAACTTTCGTGTTGATACCATCATCTGATGGAGTTTTGTACACCTTTGACAGTTTCACATGACTGCTGAAGCCTGAACTTTTCAGCGCCTCTGGAAGTGCCGAAATAACGTTCTTGTAAACAACCTCTGCACCTGCTTGCGTCATGCCACCAAAGATGTGATCAAACTGCTTGTCGATGTAAGATATATCCTTCAGCACGCTATCATCAATATCAAAAGCAATCTTTGCCATCAGTGAGTCACTTCCTTTGCCTGAATCTCTAGTTCTACGCTGTTTTCATCAACATTGTTCAGATATTCGATTGTGTATGTCTTGCCATGAAATTCAATCAGCATATCTCTTGTGATTTCTGTTTTAGGATATCTGATTGTGAAATTGGTGTATGCTTTTTCAAAATCAGAATTGTTGGCAATCAACGTGAATCCTTTTGTTGTTCTCACGTATGCATATGGTGTAAGAATCACCTTTTTCTGTTCTGTCTGAAAGCCATCATCATCTGTCACAATCACCGTTTTGTAAATTGTGATTTTCTTTGAATACTTCCCTGCGTTTAACATGTTTCACACCTCACAACAGATTGACACTGTGCATTGCAAGAATACTCTGCACCGTGTTGTTCAGGTATTTGCTGTCAACATACATTGTTCTGTTGTACCACATGTCCTGACAAAAAGTAAGCACCACAATCACAAATTCAGGATATTTGTCAACGCCAGCATCGTCAAGCCCTGTATAGTTCTTGATAAATGAGGTTGCAACAGAAATAAGCGTGTTCAATGTATTTATTTCACTCTCTGTTACTTCGTCCAGTCTCAAATAATCTGCGACACTTTCTACTGTAATATCACTGACTTTGCTTACTTTCATATCACTTTACCCCTTCTTATTTGCTTGCTGCCATCACAAGTTTTGCAAGCTTCTGAGTGTCTGCAACCTTTGCATCCCACTCAACGAAAGCTAGAATACCTAGTAGATGTTCTTCTGCATATCTTTCCTGCAATACCTGCATGTTAGCATCTTCTGAAACCTTCACTGCAAGACCAGAGAAGTCACCGTAATAAATTGTTGTTTTTCCTGCAAGCATCTTGCCCATCGCATCAGAGCAATAAACGTCTTTGCCTAGAAGTGTATATCCCCACTTTGCTGTAAAGTCACGGTTCAAGAGATAATCGCCATCATTATCCTTCAACTTTCTGATTGCATTTCGAGTTTCACGGTTCATAATCCAAATAGAATTACCCTGATAGTTGTCAATCACCTTGTCCTGCACATCCATCAACTCGTCTGATGTAATCTTTGTGGCTGCGGCAGTTGTAACAGTCATATCTGATGTAATTCCAGTTAGACCTTCAACCTTGCCTACTGTTCCGAACAAAATCTCATGTTCAAAATACAATGCGATCGCCTGTGCCATTTTTGCTTCGACAAAACCAACGATGTCAAAGTTGGAATTGTTAATCAAGCTCTTTGAAATTTTTGCAAGGCAACGTGCAAGGAAACCGCCAAGAGTAATCTGACTGATAACAACTTTCCCAGATTCTGCTGTTGTTCCTTCGTCTGCATACTGCATCACGATGGAACTGTTCTGTGCATCATACTTTGGCAATACTAGATTACCAGTGATGTTATAGCGGTCTGCCATAGAAAATACAGGTGAGATTTCAATGACCTGAGAAATGATTTCATTCCATACAGTTGTCGGAATCAATGTCTTGGCATCGGCAGGCATTGTCGGTGTGTCAGTATTCACAATGCCACGAATTGCATTTTCAAACATTTTGTGATCTTTTTCTGCATTTGTCATTTCAACAGGTGTGCTTGGCACTTCCTTCATGCTCATTCCTGCCATCTGGTCATACATAGCAACAGTTGCATCAATGTCCTTGACTTCCTTTTCAAGGTCTGCGAACTGCTTCTTTTCGTTTTCAGATGGTAATCTGTTTTCTGCCTTTGCAGTTGTTAGCAGTTTCTCCATCTGAGCGACTTTTGAATTTCGATTTTCAATGAGTTCTTTTACGTTCATTTCTTCACCCCTCCATCATTTTTTTAATGAACTAATAATATTCTCATATGCTGAATAATCAAGCACACGATCCTCGACAGGTTTTTCAACCTGTTTTGGCTTTCTTAATGCATCTGGAACATGCTTATAATTTCTAAACAAGTCCGTTGCACATGCCTGTACATCCTTCACACTGTCCAACGCATTCACGTTGAAATAATTTCCGATGTACATATCATCATCAGGATTGCCACAGAACCATGTTTCGTTGTCCACTAGCTCTGCAATCTTTTCTGCTGTGATTCCTTCTTTTGCTTTGCTTTCATACATTGGCAACATCGTTCCGCTTTCAATCAAATTGAGTGTGTCAATGTCGTGCTGTAGCTCGTTAGCATTTCCGTAAGCATACGTCATTGGCTTGTGGATCATCAGCACAGAATTCTTGTAAATGTTGATATCGTCTGCAACCATGGCAAGATACGTTGCGGCACTTGCACACAATCCATCAATATATGCATGAATCTTTGCTCCGCTGTTCTGCCTGAATCTCTTTAGCATCGAGACCATTGCGGAACTTGCAAACACTGAGCCACCGCCTGAGTTGATGTAGATATTAAAATCTGTCACACCGTTCAAGCTGTCAAGCTCTGTCTTGAATGCGTTTGTGTCAACTGCTGTTTCTGATTTCTCACCAGTCCACCAGTCAGGCACGTTTTCATCAACGATATCTCCATAAACATAAAAATCTGCACTAGTTTTCGTCAGATTCTTTAGGTACTTGTAGTTCATCATCTGCCCCCTTTTCAGTTTCTTCAACTTTCTCAGCCGTTTCTTCCTCTTTTCCACCTGTCACCTGTCCAGTGTTTGGCGTGTAATAAATTCCTGTGTTGGTGTCATACAATACTGCGCCAAGTCCAACATTGATCACGTCCATGCCCTCAATGTAATTGAGATTTTCCATTCGGCGCAACTCATTGATAGTCATAAGTCCTGTTTCTTTTGCAACCTTGTAAGCGTCGAATCTTTCCTTGATGCTTGCTTTCATAATTTCTTTCGTATCAAATTCAAAGAAGAAGTTTCGTTTTTCTTTTTCTAACAGCAGTGTGCTGTTTAGAGCTGTCTCAAATGCTTTAATAATCGGATATATCGCTTCCTTGAATGTCAGGTTGAAGTCACTGTGAATATGGAATACTCCATTTATTTCATCCTGTAAAGTCTTCTTGCTCTCATTCAACTGCATTTCAACCGAACTATTTGACGACTCCTGAAACTTGATGCCGTTGTTTAGAACCATGACGGATTCGGTGTTGTTGGCGTATAACCTCTTCCATGCTTCTTTGAGCTTGTCAACTTCTTCTTGTCCAAGCCTACGCTCTGCCTGTAAGAATCCTTTTTTATTACCACCTGTCAGAACCAGCCCAAGCTGATAAACCAACGTACTGTATGCCGTTTCAAGGGCCTTTGAAATTTCTTCAGTCAATCCCTTTCCGCTTGCTCCATCTTTGGTGTTCCTTAACAACTTGACCATGTTCCATGGATATATTTTATTTGCCCCAACATAGAACTGTACGAAACGGTTCATCGGGTCGGAATTTGACCACACAGTGACGTTCATATCTGAAATATATTTCAGCGCCGTTACGTTGTTCTGTCTGTCTCTTTGGATAAAACAATATCCACCCTTGCCGAGTAAGTAATCCTCGACCATGGCTTTTTTTGTTTGGAAACCGTCAAGCGTGTTTCCAGTGTCGCCATTAAGCATTCGTACACGGCTGTCTCTCTGCACTTCTTCAACCTTGCCGTTCTTGTACTTGTAAAGCTTCACAGGCATGGATGCAATCGAACCGCTGATAAAGTCAACGGCACCTGATACGGCAGGAAGTGTCAGAGCCTTATCTCTTGTGATGGTCTCATTATTAAGCAATGCCGACAACAGCACATCGTCAAGCTGAACACTTTGATCGTTAAGATTTATTTTGTTCTTGATTCTTTTCTTAAATAGTGCCACTCTCGTTACCGCCCCTCGTTAGTATTTTCTATTTGAAACATTTTTACACACACATATTAGCATAAATGCACGTTTATATCAATTAAATCATCTGGAATGTGAAGTCACCTTCATTCAAGAAATAATCCTGTTCTAGAAGGTAAATCGCATTGATAAGTGATACAACCATATCAACCTTGCCGTTGCTCTTTTTCTTGCTAACATACATATTTTTGTTGGTATCATAAGCACATTTAGCATTCTGATAATTGATTTCAAGAAGTTTGTTCTCTGTGTATTTGAATTTCTGTTTAAGTATTGCTTCTTTCATCCTCTTTGTCGGAGAATGCAAGACGCTTGAATACTGCTTAATCTGAACTGTGTTATATCCCTCATTTGCGAGTTTCTGCGCTGTGCTTAATGCATTCCATCTATCGTATCCAATCGCCTGTATTTGTACGTTATAACGGCTCTCAAGGCTCAAAATGAACTGCTCAACAAATGCATATGAGATAACTCTGTCACCACACGCAATCACCTTTCCACTCTTCAATAGTTCTTGATAGTTCACACGTTCTGATATTGTTTTCTCTGTGATTCTGTCTGATGGAATGAACGCAAAACTTTCTGCAAGAATGTTATCATCATCATCTACAGAAACCATGGCAACAGATGTATTATCGTTTGATTCTGAAAGGTCAACACCTAAATATACGACTCTGCCGTTCCAGTCAATGTCTGCAACCTTGCACGCCTGAACATCCTTAACATCAATAAACGTTTCAGTTCCTTGTCCTTGATAAATGATATTGCAGTGCTTTGTGACGAAGTTCTCTCGCTCGTTCTCAATAGCAATGGCTCTGGCTCTTTTCTTTACAAGATCATCCCAAATTTCAGGGATTTCCAATGATGCAGGATTCGCCTGCTTCAAAACAAGATTGTCTGTTTCCCAGTCTGATGTTTTGTCTGGCTCATATAGAAGTGCAAAAATAGTATCGTCTTTCTCGATGCCGTCAAGAACCTTCTTGGCATATGCAACCTCGTCCTCGAAAGGATTGTCGATTGTCGGATATTTTGTACTGATAATGAACCCTAGTTTGTTGACAACGTTAAGCTGTCCTGATCGCATCGCTTCGACAGGATAACCGTTTGGCAATGCTCCAACTTCATCTGCGATAAATGCATTCGGCATACGTCCGTCCATACGGTTGTTACTGTATGCAAGCGGTATAAGCATGTTTTCATTCGGTTTGAATTTGATATAGTCCCTTAACAGTTTAAAACGCTTCGTCCCTTTATATTCATAAATAAGCGGACTGCTTTTTATTGTATCTGAGATTGCCTCTTTTATCTCTCTCGACAATGCACCATCTGGCGCAACTGAAAAGAACTTTGAGAACTTTGGTTCAGTAAGAAACAAGATAATAAAGATTGTCCCGACCGTGTACGTTTTAAAATTTTTTCTACAAATTTCCAACAGCCCTGTCTCATATCTGCGCTTTTTCGGCTTGTCACGATATACAGTGCATAGCATGGCTGTATATATCAACCACTGATACCCCGTAGCGCACTTATACATAGACTGTCCTGCTTTCAATCCTTTTGGCATGATAAGCAGTTTCAGAATATTTTCAATCTGCTGAACCTTCTTTTCAGATACAAAGTACTTTGCGTTTTTTCCTTCTGCAATCTTCATCCAGTCTCGCATCTGTTTTTTGACGTATCTCGGTGTGGTTTTCTTTCTAACAGATTTTTTGCAATATTCGTAAGCCTTACTGCTCGTCACCGCCATCATCATCACCTCCGTTAATGATATTCATAAGCGTGTCTGCATCCTCGGTTGTATCACTTACATTATAATTTTTAATGATCTTCATTAGAGTTGCGACTGTTCTATTTGCACTATCTGTTGTTGCATTATAATCTTTTACTGCTGGACTAGAATATAAATTTTTTCTGCCCTTGACATATTCTTTTTCAACTAATATTCCATCCTCTTTTATAGATTTTTCTAATTCAAATAACATAACTAATTGCATTTGGTATCTTTTGAAAGTGGTTATAAAAAAGTAATTACTTTGTACTCCACTTTCTTCTGCAATTCTTAAAATTTCTTGTGCTTGTTCGGTTAAAGTCATTTTTGCCATATTATCACCCCCTATAAATTTTTTACTTGAAATTTTTTATTCGATATGATTTGTTATAAGTCTTTTGGTCCTTAATCATCATTTTTAAAAAATCTTCTCTTGTGAAATCAGATAATCTAAATACTTCTTCTGGCTTCATTCCTAATTCCTTACATATTTCTTTTGTTGATTTTCCTTCATCTAATAATTCTTTTACAATTGCTTTCATTGGTTCTAATAAATGAGTTCCCCTTGCTCTATTATGTGTAATAGTTCCATAAACATCTTCTGCATGATCTTTATGGTCTACAATAACAACTGGAACTTTATTTTTTAATAATGTTTTTAATGGTTCTCTGCCTGATACAGTCCATCTATGAAAACCATCTATAATTGTATAATCAGGTCTTATAACTATTGGCATAGTCCAACCATTTACTAATATAGACTGAACTAATAATTCAAGATTTTGTTCTGATACTTTATTTGGGTTGTAATTATTTGGTTTTAATAAATCTCTATCAACAAATTTAACATTTTCTAAAGGTTCTAATATATTTTTATTTTCATATTTTTTCATTTCATTTTCTTTCATTTCCACTCACCTCAGATACATACATAAATAACTGCATGTCTAACGCTCTTAATGCTCTTCCTTTGGGGTCTCCACCAATTACTATATTACATAACTCTTTGTAATGTTTTTGATTTAAAAATGGTCCATATTTAATTAATATTCTATTAATTAGTTTTTTTACATTCTGCATAGGTTTATTATCAAATCTCCATTCTTCTTTTAACATCTCAAAGAATTTATTCTTATAATCAACTTCTTCATCTTTCTTTGCTTGTTTATTTTTCTTTTGTCTTCTAAATAATTCAGTATCATAATAAAGCATTGCCATATAAGCATTTGGCTCTCTTTTACAAATCTTATCAAATAGTTCTGGATAGAATTCACACATCTGAGTTAAACTTCTAGCAGTATCTATACTAAAGAATTGGCTTATTCTTAATCTATTAATTGGAACTCCTACTTGATACATGAATTTATAGGCATCTGGGAATTCTAAGTTATTATCTCTTATATACATCCAGACGTCTTTATCAGTCCAGTCATATATAGGAAACATTTTATCTTGTTCTTTTCTTGTTGCTAAATTCATCATTCTTTGAACACTTTCACTTACTCTAACGCCAATTACTGTTACACAATTTTTATTTTTTTTATCCATGAACCTTTGATAGGTATCATGTCTTTCATCAAGTAATGGGTCATTTGTAATTGCGAATTTTGGTTTTTGTCTTATCCAAACATCTTTTTTAGTTTCATCCCAACAAATAAAACTTTCATCATTCGTTAATTGATTAAAGCAATTATAATGCTTTACCTGAATACACCACCAATTAAAAGGTACTCCAATACTCAGCCATTGTAATCTCATGCTTTTAACTTGTTTTTCTACACATGGGAATATTGCTTCTTCGTCTATAAAGTCAACTATTAATTTTGATTTGTCTATTTCTCCACTTTGACACATTTTAAATATTAAATCATTTAAGCAAATGCTATCTTTACCACCGCTTACTGATAATTCAATTCTACTAGCAGTTTTAAATATATTTTTTATTCTTATCTTAGCCATAGTTACAACATCAATGTTTGAGTATTGTTTTTTAATCAAGATATATCATCTCCCCACAAGAAGGACATATAATATATTTCTTCTCATTTTTTTCTGCACCGACTTTTGTTTCCGTTACCATTGTTACTGGATCATTTTTAATTTCTGGTTCTTTTTTAATTTCTGGTTCTTTATAACTTGTTTCTTGTTTTGGCTCTTCTTGAATAAATTTAGTATCTGTTATAGTGCCATAATTTTTTATTGCTTCTTCAACTTGTTCATCCGTTGCAGTCATTTGCTCCAAAATAAACTTGTCATAACCAGCGATTTCAAAATCTCCTATTCCAGTTATCTCTTGAATATAATTATTTATTTCATTGTAATCATCTGCACCTAAGCCATATATTTTATTATCACTTAAAATTAATTTTTTCTTCTCAATTTCTGATAGTCCTGTTTTTCTATAACATTGAACATCTGTTTTATTCATTTTTACTAAAGCAAAATATAAACCATTACCAATTAAGATATTATTATCTTCATCAATAACCATTGCTCTTGTCTGCCCAAACTGTTCTACACTTTTAATTAATTCATCAATTTGTTTATCATTATGTTTTCTGACATTTTTCTCCAATGGTTTTAAATCACTTAATTTTACTACTTCTAATTTCATCTCATTTTCCTACTTTCTAAAAATTCTCTAGCACTTGTTAATCTTTATTACAATGCTTTTACTGATACATAACCAAGTATTATTGTTGCTATCATAAAACTTATAACTCCAACAATTGAATTAATTGTAATTTGTCCTAAAGTTGCAAACAATACCATTAGTCCAAATGTTATTGCTGATACTGGAATTACTATATTTCTTTTTTTCTTTAATGCTAATGGTAATAACAAAATACCAACTGCAAATGCAAATCTAATAACTCCAAATGAACTCCATAATTGAAGCATTCCCATTTTAACAAATACTCCAAATGCAA